CAACAGAGTCCTGCAGGTGCTTTATTTATATTTGGATCTTGTTCTAGCATTGTGGTTGGGATATGTTCATATACAACGTTTGCTAGTTCAATCCAATCCCATCTTTCTTGTACATAAGCAGGTTGTCCTAACCTATTAACACTTATCAAGTCGGTTAAATTATTTACACCCATGCCCCTTATAGAATCTTCTTCAATTAAGTTACCGTCTCTTTGGCGATAGGTTGTAACAAAATGTTTTTCGCCTAGTTGTGGGAAAGTTTCCAATAGATAATCCATTTCCGGCTCCCATTGGTCTAATGGTGCACTCATTGGTTGAGGCATATGAGGTTGTAACCAGTTGTCTGGTTTTTCTGGGAATTGTCTTAATCGTTTTACAAATACACCATCGACGTACTTGAATATATTTTGTCCGCCGTCGATGGTTTCGTACCGATGATTTTCTATTTCAAATACGAGTTTATTTTCTTCGTAAATGACTTGCCAATCTAATTGCAACTTAAACTCCTGATGGATTTATTTCGTCGTCGTTGTCAAGTTGTCGGTCTAAAGGGGATTCTTCTTCTGGTGAGTACATTTCACCTTCTAGATAATGCTTTGCGGCACCAATATATTCACCGGCCTTAACAATTTTTGCTTGCCACCAGTGTGGGAAATCTCCGTCTGGCAGTTCGCCCAACATTTTGTACAGCTCTACACTGTACTTGCCTATTTTATATAATTCTTTTCTCATCATGTCTGACTCATCGTCGACATGACCTACAGCTACTTTTCTAATTTCGTCGCCATCTTCTGTTATAGGTATGCCTGCAAGTTTTTTAAGCCTATCTATAGATTCGTTTTTATCATAAACAACATCTACTGGTTTTCCGTCTTTGCCCATTACCTCTCCTTTGCCTAGATCTAAACGCAACTTGTGATTTTCTATACGTTGTTCTAGTTGATCGATCATTCTTTGATCACTGTGTTCTTTTGCTACTTCTAAATACGCAGTTAATTTTTGTAATTGCGGACTAGACTCGTATGCTTGTTGTGCTAAATTATTGTTTACACCCCAAAGCCCTGCTATAATAGCTATTGCGGCTAGCCCTTTTCTGATATCACCTGGTGCTTCTTCTATGTTTTCTATGGAATCAAGCAAATCACGCATGTGAACATCAGTCATTGTATCCACCACTTTCTAAATCTTCAACAAAACTAGCAAGTGTAGTATCGTAACGGTTTGTGCTAGAGCCAAAATCAAACGCACCGTATGCATCTAATCTTTCCGCTTCACCTCTGTCGATCATTCTTACAATACTACGAGCTTGTTCGCCTAATTCTTCGAGTTGATCCAGTATACCATGTAATTCTTCGATTGCTTCTGTGTTTTCTGTTACTGCTTGTTCTGCCATTGCAGGTTCTTGATGCATGTAATCATCTACAGCGTCTTTGGCCATGTCGTACATGTGGTCAAACTTATCACTGCCGCCATCTTGATCAGCCATTGCGCCTGCCATTTCTTCTGCGGCGTCTTCTGCTCTGCCTGCTTTGAGTAACTTGTCTATGGTAACAACATCAGTGTCGCCATAGTATCTGTGTTCCTCGCAGTCGCTTTCAAAGTCAGCAAGCATTTTAATCAACTTAGGATCGTAGTCCTCAAACAGAGGAGCAACAGTTTCCATTAATTTACGCATCTCATTCATGTTAGATACCTGCCAGTCTGCGTAGTTCTTCTAATGTATTATCTGTTGTTTCTTCAACTGCTTCGTCCATTGACTTGCAACCTTCACAGTCTGGAGCACAATCGCATGGATCATTTCCACAACAACCACACTTTGCTTCTTCGATGCTTTCGTACTCTGCATGGTCTCTGCTGATATCATTAGCAACTTCTTCTGCCGCTTCACGATCTGCACGAACTTCTTCCACACTAGCACCAATGTAATTTGCTAGGTCTTCGTCACCCATTTGACTTGGAGTTGGACCACCGTCTGAACTTTCATCTTTGTATTCTTTTGCAATACCTGCGTTATCACATTCTTCACAACCTGAACCATTGCATGCTTGACAAAGATGTTCTTCTCCAGAGCCTTCTTCTACATCATATTCGCCTCTGATATCAGACAAATCTAGTGTAGGCAGTTCTGACTGTTCTTCTTTTACCAAACCTTTCTTGGTAGCAAATGCTAACATGTTTTCTAGTCCTTTAGAACTTTGTATAGCATTTTGGAATTTTTCTCTGGGTGATTGTTCTTCCCCACCTCTTTGACTAGGTAGCATTGACCACATCTGTTTTAATGCTTTAGCCTGTGCAGGGGAAATTTCCATGTCTTTGCCGTCGTCGGTTTTTACACTGGTCACAGGTTTGAAGTTTTTGATCTTCATTGCCTCTGCGTCTTTTCCTGCATCATCGCTATCGATAACTTTTCCTAGTTGATTCATCATATTATCTTGACTAAAGCCGGGTCGGAAATCTTCTTCACCGTCTTCTGGTTCGTCGAAGTTAATAGGAGCTTCGGATATTTTAAGCCCTGCTAGTTTCCTCAACATATCTAATTGTTCTTTCATATTTTCACCTAGAATTTTATTTTTAAACAACATAAACACACTATTGTTATATTGTCCGAAGTATTTGTTAAATACTTCTTTCTGTTCTTCTTCTGTTGCAACACTTGTGAATGCTTTTCTAAAAGCACTTGCACTTGCAACTTCACCGTCTCCCTCTACATTAGGAGCAATAAATATATAGCCCCTCTCACTCATTGGTAGAGCAGGATGTTGCTTTAATGTATTTATCATCTGATAATACTTAGGCCCTGGTTCTCCTCGTACCTTCATGTCCAATCCAGTCTCTGGATCTATGTTTTTCATAGGAAAACGATCAGTATCTTTCTCACCTACAGCAAAAATAACCATTGTATCTTCGGTATTGAAATTTGTTTTAAATGAATCTACTAGATATGGTTGAGGGGCAAGTATAATTTTATCTGCAGGAATATCGTGCAGTTGTGTCATTATTTCTACTTTTTCTTTAAAATTAAATGGACTTTTACTGCCGTCTACTTTATCAGATGTTGCCACATATACGTCAGCGTCAGGAAACTGTGCTTGTAATTTTTTGTATACTTCAGCATGATGTGGAAGCATTGGTTGGAATCTACCCGGGTATATTACGATTTTTTTCATAATTCTACAATTCTCACTTTAAGCGGGGTTGATCCTTTTATTAATCTGTGATAGGAAAATTTATTAATATGAATGGTTGACCCGGGACGAACACTTCTTGGAAGTTCGTTGTCGAACTGAAACTTCCAATCTAATCCTTCTAACACAGTAACAAATCTTGTGCGTTTATCTCTGTGCCACACAAGTTCGTCGTCGTCTACGCTTGTATCAAAAACTCGTTCGAACACATTTTTAGAAATGTTTGTTTGTGTGTAAGGATCCCTCATTTTACCACCATTTGCCGCCTTTTACTAGACCGTAACGTGGAAGTCTGCATGCCCAGTAACCGGCTTTTGTTTTGTCATTTTTCTTTTCGCAATTATGTCTTGCGGCAAAACTTTTTGCCCTGTCTTTATTTCCTGATTTTGTTTTTAAACCTGGATCACCAAATGAAATCTTTTTAACATTGCCTGTTTTAGGATTCTTAACATACACATAGTATTTTTTACTGCCGCCTCTTTTAGGCTTGTTGAGTTCTACGTCTTTGCCCTGGTATTCTGCTTCAGGTAAGCCTGCAAGTTTTCTCATTTCCGACATTGCAGTTTCTTGATGCATGTTATCTTCTTCGGGGTCTTCACTTTCATCCATATACGGAACATCTAACCAAACACGTTCTCCGCCTTTTAACACTACACTTTCGCCTATATCGGTGCTGAGCATTTCTTCACTTTCCCAGTCTAACTCAGGTAGTGACCCTGCTTCACGTAATTTTTTTGCATATATAAATGTTTCTAAGTATGATTGGCTGCCATGACGGAAGGGACTCTCGCACAAAGCAGAGCCTTCTTTCAAATGATTGGCTAATGCCTTAAGTGCTTCTTGATTAAATCTACTTTCGGGTTCGAAACTTTCTTTTATGACTTCGACAAATTTCATAGTTGTAATCCTCGTTACTACTATTTATCATCGAATGAAATTTTAGACTTATTCGTTGGATGCTGTTTTGATTTTTTTAACTAGTTGAATGCCTCTGCGATCTAGTTCTACTCGACATTTTCTCTTAACTTTGGGTTTGCTACCTTCGTTAATATAGTTAATCAATTCTTCTGTAGATTTTTGTTTGATATAATCATGATCAAATTCAAAATTATTCTTTTTGCCTTTGACGAATTTTTTAGTTGATGGTGAGAACTTGGTTGGCATATTATCTTCCTTGTCCTCTGTATTTTTTGTGTTGTCGTTTTTTATGTTTATTCATTGTGGACAGAGAAATTTTTACTCGTCTGCCTCTGCCACCTTGTCCGATACTAGAAGATTTTCTAGATGGAGTTATTGTAATTATTTTATTTGCTGATCTTGCCATTTCCTCTCTTCAGTTGTGCTACTTCTTTTTCTAACTTTTGTATTCTTTCAGCTAATAATGGATATTGCTGTAACCATTTTTCTTCTTTAGATAAAATTTCTAAGTCGTAGCGTTTTGCTACCCAAGACATCAAATTGTCTAGGTGTTTTTGTACCCATACTCCCATCTTGGTATTTTTGAACCATTGATAAAAACTACTTCCTATTATACTTGAAAGTATGCTTTTAAGTGCAAGTATGAATAACCAATGCATATTTAGTTATTTGCCTTTTGTGTTGCTGACGTTTTTGGCTTTACCACGTCGGTTTTTGTTTGGATCTTGCCTACGTTTTTTACTTACTGCGGCACCAATTGCTTTCTTACCGCCTTTGGCTCTTAAACTTGCGGCTCTGCTTTTGCTTAGACACTTAGGTTTACCTTCACCCTTTTTACTGTCTCCGCATTTGCCAATACGTTCGCCTTTGGTGTTGTATCGGTCCCAGCCACCGCCACCGGCTCCGCCCTTTTTGCCCTTACCAAACCAGGCACGAAGATCTTCTTGTACGATATCTTCGATCAGCATTACTTTTTACTCTTTTTGCCCCAGTTCTTAGCACCTTTCTTTCGACACTGAACAAGCGCACCTGATGCATACGCACTGGGCCACACCTTGTATCTTCTTTTGACTTTGTGGTAACAAGCATCTTTCTTACCTTCAGCTTCGTCGATGTGTACTATCTCACCTCTACAACTCGGGCATTGATCGAACGGAACTTGATCTTTCATTTCGAGTTGTAAAACAGCACCCTCTTTCTTGTCCTGTCTATTACGCACAGATACTGTTTTGCCTATCAGTTTTGCTAAATGTCTGATCAATCCAATGTCTTCATATGCTTCTTTTCTGAGATTTGATAAAATCGCATCTAGAATGTCGCCCCTGTCTGCAATGAGTGTCCCTTCATCCATCTGGGATCTAATATCTGCTTGTTTATTTTTTCTGTCGTAATCTTTTGCAGATTTATGTGCGCCTGCCCCGCTTTTGTTTTTTGAATATTTTGCCACCGGGTTAGGTTTATTCTTATTTGGGTCATATGGTTTTTGTTTCTGAGGCTTACTTTCGCCTACAAGTTTACCCTGCATCGGATGTGGACTCTCATTTCCCTTTGTCGGTTTAATTTTTTTAGGGTTGGGATCTTTGGCTTTTACTTGTTTTGCTTCAGTTAAAAAATCTGATAACTTCATTATACGTTTTCCATTCTGCTCATTAATCTTTCGGCTCTGTTTGTAACTTGTCTATACCACCGACTATCTCTGCCTTCTACACCAGCACGTTTCCAATCACATTCTTCGAGTGCCTTACGAAAGTTTTTAAATCCACCTAAACGTGTACGACCCATGTTAAACATCATGTTTACTAGGATTTCTTGTACTTCCCCTGGCCACTCATTAAACTGATCTCCGTATAAAGCAACACACTCACTAATTGAGGTGTCAAGGTCACGTTCAAAGACTTCTGCCACTCTGGATTCAGATACGGGAGTCCCAACCGGTTCACCGTGCTCTGGATCCCCTTCTGTGACCAAATGTCCAACTCCAAAGGTAGGGTATCCCAAATGATCGAGGTAGATTTCATTAACTACTCCTTCGTCAATCTTCAATTGTTCAAATACTGCTTTTCTATTCATTTTACTTCCTTTGTTAAAAAATCTAAACATATATGTGTATTTATCACTTGATAGAAATTAAGCCAAAAAAAAATGCCAGGACGTCCTAGCATTTTTTACTGAGCTAAAGTTTAAACACTACCCAAATCTGCAATAGATCCGTAGTCCTTAATTGTAAGATTGTCTGTGACAACTAATACTGTAACTGTAGCTGTACCACTACTTGCACTCCCTGCATCCACTGTGCACGTTACGTTGGATAAAGAGGGGTATATGTATTGATAGTTGCTCTGAAACTGAAATGTTTGTGTCATATCAGCATCATCTGCAGTGAACAATCTGTCGTCGTCTGAACCATCGCCTACCTTGATAGCAGTAGAAGCATTTGCACTTACCCAAGGGCTGCCTACATCAACAGTGACACCGTATACCATTGCGTTAGCAGGTATTTCAAACAGTGTTGTTGTGCCAGTGTTGAATTGTACTTCAGTACTCACGTACTGAGCTACAGCTTGTGTTGCCGCATCAAATTGACCTTTGGTTAGGAATGCATTTGCAACGGTTGCATTTGCACCACGTACTTCCACCAACGTAGTACCGTCGTTGTCAGTAAAACTGAAAAAGTCGGAATCTGTATCGGTGATGATTTTTAGACCACGTTTGCCGAACTGCACAAGGCTTGCAAGACCTTTGAGAGCAAAGTTGTTTATGTCCGCCATTATTGGTTACTCCATTTATATAATCGAT